CCGTCTGATTATCAGTTGGAACCGTTGAATGGTCGCTTGGATGGTTTGCAGTGGGCGTATGACAAGATTCGTGCGGTTGGTGACTATCTGTTTCCAACAGTCAACGGCAACTATGGTGAGCAGGCTTTGGTTCAGGTGACTGCTGTGTTCGGTTGGCCGTCTGTGCCTGAACCTGTTACACAGGCCACGATCATTCAGGCTTCACGAATCTTCAAACGATATGACTCACCTCTTGGTGTTGCAGGTTTCGGTGACTTGGGTGCCATTCGTGTTTCTCGTTTCCTTGATCCGGACATGGCACAACTTGTCGAACCGTATCGACGGCTGCGAATGTTCGCATGAACGAAGAAACTACGGTCACCCAGATCAAGCAGGGTTTGCAGGTTCGCCTGGCAACGATCAGCGGGCTGAGGTCTTACGCCTATCAGCCTGACAATTTGAACACCCCGTTTGCTTGGCCGATGCTGGACACGATCACCTACAACGGTGCGATGCGTGGCGGTCTGATCACTTCCACCTTCACAATCTCTGTGGTGGTGGGTAGGTCGGCTGAGAGGTCTGCCCAGGCTGCGTTGGATGGGTTCCTGTCCTATGAGGGTGCGACTTCTATTCGTGCCGCTTTGGAAGGGGATCGCACGTTGGGTGGTGCGGTCGCGAACCTTCTGGTCGAGTCGGCTTCAAACATCTCAACAATGGAAGGCAATGACACCACCTATCTGATGGTGGACTTCCGTGTCATCGTCTATCAGTAACGGTTGCCCGCTTGCGGTTGGTGCGTGTAGAGTTATCGCATCGGCTCAGCCGAGCAGAAGTAGTTCATCTCGATAGCCGATAAGGCAGGAGCATCAAATGGCAAAGCAAGTTCTCACCAACGTAGTAGTCACCTTCGGTACTGCTAACACCGATATTTCCCAGTATGTAGGATCAATTACATTGTCTACGACTGCTGCGGAAGTTCCGACTACAGCAATGGGTTCTTCAGCTGTCACACGAATCCAAGGTTTGATCGATAACTCGGTCACACTTGAGCTGCATCAGGACTACCCAACAATCGAGAAGTTGTTCTACGATGCGTTCGTTGCGGGTACTGCTGTGCCAATGACTGTGAAGCCAAACGGAACTGCTGCTGCTTCGTCTGCCAACCCACAGTATGCGTTCAACGCTTTGCCTGTGTCTTGGACTCCTGTTGCTGGTGCTGTTGGTGACCTCGCTGTTGTCAGCATCACCTACCCGATCTCTGGTGCAATCACCAAGACTGGCACTGGCGCATAGTTTCAACATAACAACCCTTACCTGCGGAGGTATATATGAAGATTGCACTAGAACTTACGAGTGCGCTCGATGGCAAGTCACGAAAGATTGTGGCTGCGTTCCCAGACTTCATTGCGTTTGAGAACAAGTTCAATCGAAGTGTCGCCAAGTTTGAAACAGAACTCACGTTGACTGACCTTGCATATTTGGGTTGGCATGCTGAGCATCGGTTGAAGAAGACTGGTTTGGACTTTGAATCATGGTGCGATGAGATTGAATCGCTAGAAGTGGGAGATGCTGCTGAAGCAGTGATCGTCCCTTTGGAGATCAGTCAGCCCACTGGATGATCGCGTACCTGTCTTGCGAGACAGGTATTGCACCATCAGTGTTGCTGGCAGAATCTCCACGAATGATCTTCACAATGCTCGCCTATCTTCGTTGGAGAGCAATTCATCTGAAGAGGTAGTCTGAGTGAATGGCTATCAACAACGCAATCGGTCGAGCAGGCCAGGTCGGTTTCACACCTGCTGGAAATACCGGTGTTGAGATTGTTGGCATCACCCAGTTCATTCGTGACTTAGCCAAATCCGATCAGAACTTCAGGAAGGAAGCCAACAAGGCTTCCACTGCGATTGCCAATTTGTTGGTTGTGGCCGCCAAGTTTGAGGCAGGTTCGGTCACCCGTAACCGTCAGGCAACTGAGGTCATGAAGGGAATGAAGGCTAGGACTTTCAATTCTCTACCAGCAGCAGTTCTTTCAAGTAGTTCAAACTTTGTGTCCAAGTCCCGTCCGAACCGTAAACGCAAGCGCAAGGTGACTCGGGGTGACGTGTTCTTTGGTGCTGAGTTCGGTGGTGCCAGAACTCCAAAGACCCAGCAGTTCCTTCGACATCGAGGCAAGTCGGGCTACTTCTTCTGGCCTACCGTCAGGAAGCACAAGAAGGATATTGCCAAAGAATATCTTGATGCGATTGACCGAGTTCTGAAAAAGTTAGAAGACACCAAGATGCAGGAAGCCGCAGCCCGTCAGGCTGCTGGTGGGGTTTACAACATGACGGATCAGGGTCTCACCTTCGTCCCTGATTGATACTTGACTCGGGCTGTCATTCCGCTACCCTGACAGGTAGGGAGGTAGTCATGGCAGTTCTGTTCAGCAATGTGAAGGCGATTGAGCCGAAGCCTTTGGCTTCGTCTTGGGAGCATCTGCGTGAGTTGTTGGCGTTCCATGAGGAGAACGCTGTCAAGACTGACGGGGCTTTGTGGTCACCGGTCGAGTACTACCCGAACACCACTCGTGGCAACCGCAATGTGCGGTTCATTGAGGCGTTGGTGGTGGACATGGACGGTGAGTCGTTCCGTGAGGCAAGGCTTGATGGGTTGGAGTGGTTTGCGTATTCAACCTATTCGCATCGTGATGATGATCCTCACTATCACTTGGTGTTGCCGTTGGCTGAGCGTGTGCCTGCTTCATTGTGGCGGGCTGTGTGGCAGGGGTTGCATGAACGGTTGAACCTTGTTGGTGACCCACAGACCAAAGACCCTGCACGGTTGTTCTATCTTCCTCAGCATGCACCTGGTGAGACCTTTGAGTTTCATGAGGGTCGTGGCGTGTTGTTGGATACTGATTTCAGTTGGGATGTTGTTGAGCAACCCAAGCCGATCAAGTCTCGGCAGGTTCGTCAGCCTCGTGCGCGTCGACATGAATCGTATTTATTCACTGAGCAGTTCTGGAATGAACCTGCGAAGGTTTGGTCGTGGACAGGTTTGGAAGGTGCTGAGAAGTGGAAGGCGGCTGCAACAGAGTTTCGTGCTTTGCGTCAGCGGTTGGAGGCAGGCGAGTAGAATCGGCGCATGGCTGGTGAGCGCACGTTTGTTGTCAAGTTTGTTACCGATATTGGTGATGCGACTACTGGCATTGGAAAGATGGCGAAGAGTTTCTCTGGGTTGAGTGGTCAACTGGAGAAGGGTGTTGGCTCAGCGTTGAAGAACCTGATCCCGTCGTTCAAGACGATGGCGATTGCTGGTACTGCTGCGGCTGGTGCTGTGGCTGCTGCATCATTCAAGTTGGTGCAACAGGCATCAAATCTTGAGGAGTCGCAGTCGAAGGTGAACACGGTGTTCGGTGACTCGGCGTTCATTGTTGAGAACTTTGCGAAGACTTCAGCATCTTCGTTCGGTATCACGAAGCAGGCTGCGTTGGAGGCTGCTGGTACGTTCGGCAACTTGATTCAGGCGTTTGGTATTGGTCAGGGTGAGGCTGCGACGATGTCAACCACGTTGTTGCAGTTGGCTGCTGACTTGGCTTCGTTCAACAACACCGGCATTGAAGATGCCATTCAAGCATTGCGTTCAGGTTTGTCTGGTGAAACAGAACCGTTGAAGAGATTTGGTGTTGCGATCAACGATGTTCGCTTGAAAGAAGAAGCAAGGACTCTGGGGTTGTATAGCGGCAAGGGTGCGCTTGACATCACAGCCAAGACTCAAGCCGCCTATGCGTTGATTTTGAAAGATACCAATTTGGCTCAGGGTGACTTCGCTCGAACCTCGGAAGGTTTTGCCAACCAGATGCGTATCTTGCAGGCTTCGTTGTCTGATGCAGCAACTGAGGTTGGTTTGGTGTTGTTGCCTTACTTCAAAGAGTTTGTGAGCTTCATCAACGACAACATTGTTCCTGCTATCACTGCGTTTGCTGACAACCTTGGTGAAGAGGGTGTTGGTCGAGCGTTTGAGTTTGCGATTGCTGCTATGGGTGACTTCGGTATCAAAGCGATTGAAGTCATGAAAGGTGCCTACATTGCCACTCTTGAGTTCTTGCGCAGTTTGGCTGATGTCATTGAGAAGTTGGGTCAGGTCGGAGTAGTTGCTAGTGCAGGGTCATTGAACGTAGTTGGTGCATTCAAGTCTCTTGCGGTTGGTGTAACGGCCAGCAACATCGGTGACCGTATTGATGAGCAACTTGCTGGCGCGGATCAACTGTTCTTGGATTTGGCTAACGGTGTGAGGTCGGCTCGGTTGGAGTTGGATGCGTTGAAGTTTGCGAGCAACAGGACTACTGAGCAGCAGGTTCGGAACGCTGAGCGTGTTGGCAAAGTCATTCGGACTGGTATCAAAGAGGAAGAGGACAAGGACAAGGCGACAACTGGTGCGGCTAAGGCTGTGGAAACTGCGAAGCAGAAGTTGGAGAAGTACACGGATGCGATGCGTTCTTCTACCAAAGCATCGAAGGCGTTTACTCAAGCTCAGAATGATTCCAAGCGGGCTAATGAGGCGAAGGCTGCGGCTGATGCTGACCTGGCTACAGCTCAGGCGAACTTGGCGCAGATCACTGCTGGGTTCGGTGCTGATTCTCCACAGGCTAAGGCGGCTGCGTTGTTGTTGGATAAGGCTCAGCGTGGGGTTGAGCGGGCTGGGTATCGGATCGAGCAGGCGACGTTCGCTGTGAAAGATGCTGAGTTGGAGTTGGCGAAGGTTCGTAAAGACCCTGAGTCTTCTGCGCAGGCTATTCGTGAGGCTGAGATTGCGTTGGCTGAGGCGAAGTTGGCTTTGAGGGATGCGACTGATGATCAGTCTGATGCGACTGGTGAGTTGAAGGATCAGCAGCAGTTGTTGAATGAGGCTGTGTCTGGTGCGACTGATGGCAGTAAGGCTTATGAGGAGGCGTTGCTTGCGGTCAATGATGCGAAGAAGAAACAGGAGGAGGCGATTGATCGTGTGGCTGATGCGATTGATCGTGAAGCTGAGGCTCAGGAGCGTTTGAATGATGCGATTGCGAAGCAGGGTGAGTTGGCGAAGTTGTATCCGAAGATTGCAGCCAATAATCCGATGTCAGAGTTCACCGGTTCTGTTCCGTCTACGGTGAGTGGCAATGCTGGTGGTGGCATGGCTGACATCTATCGTGGTCAAACAAATGTGGTGGTGAATGCTGGGTTGGTGTCTAGTCCTGATCAGGTGGCTCAGGAGATTCAGGACATACTGAATCGTCGCGCCAGGAACAATGGAGGGAACCCGTTCACGGGGACGTTCGGCTGATGGCGAAGGTGATGAAGTGGGGGGAAACGGTCAAGGTGTTGTTGGATGTCGGCTTTCTTGCTGACGCTTTCACACTTGATTCATCGACATTGGATGGCACTGATGTGCTGGATGGTTCAACAGACTTTGTCGATATCACCGAATATGTTCAATCGGTCAACATCAATCGTGGCCGTCAAACCCAGTTGGACACTTTCAACGCAGGCACACTCAACATCGTTGCGAACGATCAGGCTTCAGGCCGCCAGTTTGACCCACTCAACACCGACTCGACTTGGTATCAGGGTGCGTTGGGTATTGCCCCACGTCGCCAGGTGCAGGTGTACGGTGGCACCGCTGGCACAGCTTCAATGTTCTCAGGCTACGTCTTCGACCTGAACATTGATTATGCGGAACCACAACTCTCAACAGCCACCATCCTCGGTGTCGATGCCCTAGCCCAACTATCACAAACGACACTCACAGGATTCACCCCATCGGCTGAACTCACATCAGCCCGAGTCAACACCATTCTGAACAGGAGTGAGGTGGCTTGGTCTACAGCGTTACGGTCAATCTCTACCGGTGTGGCAACGTGTGGCACGGTTGCCTATGAAGATGCGACGAATGCGTTGGCTGCTTTGCAGGCTGTGCAGTTCGCTGAAGATGGTCGTTTGTTTGCTGACCGATCTGGAAACATCAACTTTGATCCGCGTGTGTCCACTTCGTTTGGGACGGCTGTGGCAAGTCTTGGTGGCACTGCGGTGAGTGCTATCCCGATCCAGTCGTTGTCAAACATTTATGGTGCCGAGACGGTGGTGAACCGTGCAACGGTGCAGATATCTGGTGGGACGGTGTCAAGTGTGGCGAATGGTACGGCCAGTCAAACCGAGTACGGGATCAAGACTTTCTCGTTGACTGATATCCCGTTGGATACAGCTGCGGCTGGGTCGGCTTTGGCTACGAACCTGGTTGGTAGGTTTGCTGAGCCGGAGGTGAGGTTCTCTGAGGCTTCGGTGTTAGTGAACATGTTGACGGCTGCGCAACAGGAGCAGATTGCAGCTTTGGAGATTGGTGACATTCTGTCGGTGACCCGTGTGTTCACTAGCGGTGTCCCGTTGACGGTCACCCAAAATGTGGTTGTCGAATCCATCCAACATCGCCTCAGCCCTTCCAGACATGAAGTGAATATCGGCTTCGGCAAGATTGATTTGATCACAGCGTTTATACTTGACACGTCGCAACTTGACGACACAACCGTTGGACTAGGATAGGAGCATCATGGGCGCAAATGCACAGACTAAGGTTCCGACTTTCGCATCAGCGGAAGTCTTGACCGCAGCAAATCAAAATCTGCTTTCAAATGGCATACCGGTATTCAGCGGTACAGCAACGCGCAACGACGCGTTTGGCGGCAGTGGCGAGAAGGTTTTGGCAGAGGGGCAGTTCGCGTTCCTCGAAGATTCCAACAGCACACAATTTTACGATGGCGCGGCTTGGCAAAACATGGGTGGGCTTAATTTGTTAAGCACTACAACCTTAAGCGGTGCAAGTACAACGGTTACTATTTCGGATTTTAGTTACCTTAATTTGTTTGTTTTGGTAACTGGTATGACAAACTTAACTGCTAGTTCTACTGCGGTTTGTAAAATTAACAACTTGGCAAATAATGTTTATGGTGTGCAAACTTTTAACGCAAACGGAACATCAGGTACCGCAGCAATAACAAATAGTTCTTTGGATTTTCTTACTTCTTCTACTTTTAATAATGCAAACAATGTTTGGCAAATTGTAATTGGAGACTACGCATCAAGTACAACGGTTAAATCGTTAAATTATGTTGCTGGTGCTGTTCGTAGCGCTGGTGGTAATTCTGGTGGAACTTTTAGCGGATATGTAACTGCAACCACACAAATATCATCATTAGTTTTTTCTAATTCTGGTGGCAACTGGAACGCAGGAACAGTTACAGTTTATGGAGTTAAATAATGTCTAATCCAATAATTCGCATACATAACACAGCAACTGGCGAAGTCATTGACCGCGAAATGACCGCCGACGAATTAGCACAATATGAACTAGACAAAGCCGAAGCGGAAGCGCGTAACGCTGCACAAGCCGCAAAAGCCGCAGCACGGCAGGCAGTCCTAAACAAACTCGGACTAAAAGCAGATGAAGCCCAAGCATTACTGGGCTGAGTGATGTGCGGTTCACACGCTGGCTGATAGTTCTTCCTGCGGTTCTACTTTCATTCTCCCCATTCATTGCTCGTGCTGATGCGGTTCAAGGCTTGGATGCCTCTTACTACGTCATAGACGAGATACCACCTCAGCAGTCAACGAGTTTGTATACGTTGTGTGCGAGTGAGGTGGAGAACAATATCAATCGCAGCTATGACGGTGAACCTGTTGAGGGTTGTCCTGATGATCTGTTCATGGTGCATCTGTCCGGCTTCATCACGATCCCTGAGCATGAGTCGATTGAGTTCATGTTGGCTTCTGATGATGGTGGTGAGATCACGATTGGTGGCAACACGTTCGGTGTTTGGTATGACCAAGGATGCACCTGGACGATGTCTGGCAATCTGCAACTTGACGCGGCCAGTGTGCCGCTTCAACTCTTCATGTATGAGAATGGCGGTGGTGCATGCCTGATGTTGGCTTGGAAGATTGATAACGGCAACTGGGAGATCGTGCCGGACGAGGCGTTCACTACCAGCCCGACTGTGTCCACAACAACAAGTGAGGTGTCCACAACCACTGTGGCCGAATCAACAACAACTCAAGCATCAACTACTTCTTCCTTACCCCAAACAACATCAACAGAATCAACGACGACCACGCTAGAACCGTCAACCACTCAAGCATCTACATCCACCACTTCAACGACGACCACCTCGACGGTGCCTGCCACCACAACCACCACAGAACCCGTATCGCCACCGCCAGCGCAGCCATCTGCAACGGTTCAGCCACCACCCACAACGATGCCAGCACCACCAGATACGGCACCCACACCACCAGAGACACAACCAAGTCCACCAGAAACAGCACCCGAACCTCCCGACACAGTAGAAGAACCAGCCGTCACCCTACCGTTGCCTGACGACACAAGCCCACCAGTCGCGCCACAAGCCCCTGAGACGCTCCCAATCCCCGACACTGCGCCAGAGCCACCACAGACCGTCCCAGCCCCACCAAACGTGAAAGAAGCCCTGACCGAAGAACAGTTTGATGCCGTCATCGAACAACTCTCCGAAGCCACCGAAGAACAAATCGTTGCCCTAGTCGACGACCTCATCACCAAAGACCTCGACACCAGCCAAGCAGCCGCATTCGTGTCCAGCCCTGAAGTGCTTGCCGCCATCACCAGCGTCCAGGCTGAGGCATTGTTCAGTGAGATCAGCACGGAAGAGTTGTCTGTGGAGCAAGCTGCTGAGGTTGTCGCTGCGGTGCAGGATGCGCCTCCTTCGGTGCGTCAAGCGTTTGAGTCGGTGTTGAATATCTTCTCAGGGTTCGCCGATAGTTATGTTCCGTTCGATTCGCGCATCCCTGTTTCTGAGCGTCGTGCGTTAGTTGCGTTGGGTGCGGTACTATTAGCGGCAAGTCCTGCGCCTACTTTACGGAGACGACAATGAGATTCTGGGGCGAGATTCACGCACTCCTCTGGACTATCGGCGCATCCATCATCACGATTGGCACGTTGTCTGGGTTCACCCAGCAACTTGCCATCTGGGTGACGGTTGG